CTAAAAACGGCGGGTTTACTCGGTGGGATTTTATGGCCCACGACGAACCGCCTCCAGTTAGCTTGGATCAAGCAAAGGAAGATTGGACCTAAACATGGCAAGTAAATCGCTGGGAACATTAACGCTTGATCTTGTCGCAAAAACAGGCGGGTTCGTGGGCGGGCTTAACAAGTCCGAGCGCGAGATGGAAAAGTGGCGAAAAAATATCAGTGCCAAAGCGAGTAGAGCGGGCAAGGCTATTGGGGTTGGTTTGGCCCTCGGCGCGACCGCTGCTGTTGCTGGGTTGAGCGTGCTAGTTAGATCCTCTCTTGAGTCTATCGACGCACAAGCAAAACTTGCACAGCGATTGCGAACCTCATTTGATTCACTTTCAAACTTGGCTCGGGCGGGAGATTTGGCGGGCGTTTCGATGCAGCAGATCGAGGTCGCTAGCAGGTCGCTTGAGGTCAATCTTGGCAAAGCAGCACAGGGTGCAACAGCTCAGGTTGAAGCACTTGATCGGCTAAAACTAAGCGCGGAGGCAGTATCTAAACTACCGCTTGATGAGCGCATCAAGGCGATCAATACCGCGCTTAAAGAAAACGTGTCTGTTACCGAGCGCGCAGCAGTGGCCGCTGATCTTTTTGGATCTCGCGGCGCTCTGGCCATTCAGATGCTGAACCCGGCCACGATTGAGGAGGCAGCGCGGCAGGTTGCCATTTTTGGTATCAACCTATCGGATATTGATGCGGCAAAAATCGAGCAAGCAAATGATGCAATGAGCACCTTTGGGCTGCTTTCTGAGGGCATTGGTAAGCAGCTTACTGTTGAGCTGGCACCTATCCTGAAAGCTGTTGGGGATGAATTTCTGCGATCTGCTGATGCCGCTGGCGGTCTTGGTACGGTCGTGCAGGATACAACGCGAGATGTTATTCGCTCTATAGGGTTTATCGTAAATGCCGCAGATGGTGTCGGGCGGGCTTTTGAGCTTGCAGCGGATTCCGCGATTGTTGCTATTAGTGCTCTTGCGGCAGGCGCTGCAGAGAATGTAGCAGACCTTCTATCGCTAATCAGTGTTTTGCCGGGGGTGGACTATAGCGAGGCTGAGGCCGATGTCAGGCGCTTTGCTGCTATCCAGAAGGGCGTATTTTCTGAAGCGACAAAGAACATACAGGCAACGCTATTGTCTCCGCTGGCGGGGGATGAACTGGTTGCTTTTTACGATAAAGCACAGGCAGCAGGACAGGCAGCGGCAGAGTCTGCTGTCGCAGCTCGGGCAGAGAGTGGCAAATACAACGAGGCGCTAGAAAGCACTACAAAAGAACTAGAAAAAATCAGCGTTACTGCCAAAAAAATGACGCTATCGAAGGACATACAGGAAACCATAAAGGCACAGGAAGCCTATGCCGCGCTGGTCGCGGAACTGCGCACCGATGAGGAAAAGCTGAACGACACTCTCACCGAGAGGCTGGCTATCCTGCAGGCAGTTGGGCAAGTGAACAGCGAGACAGGCGGGCGGGTTGCTGCATCAGCTTTTGCAGCGGCTCCAGAGTTTGCAGGCTTGGCCCCTGAAATCGGGGGTGCTTTTGGTGAGCTTGGCAAGATCAACGAGGCCGAAAAGGCGCTTGATGATTGGTATTCTACGCAGCTTGATATGCTCGCGGAGTATCGAGCCAGCAAGTCAGAGCTGAGTGCTCAGTGGGATGAACAAGAGGCCGCACTGAATCAGGAGCACCAGGACAGGCTGGCGCAAATAGAGGGTGCGCGTTACCAAGCATCGCTAGTCGCGGCTTCCGATCTTTTCGGTAACTTGGCGGATCTAACCGGGCAGTTCGCCGGCGAACAGTCAGATGCATATAAGATTATGTTTGCTGCGCAGAAGGCCGCAGCGATTGCACAATCAATTATCGCTATACAGGCAGGCATTGCGCAGGCTGCGGCTAATCCGTTCCCCGCCAACCTTGCAGCGATGGCATCAGTGGCCGCTGCTACCGCCTCGATTATTGGCAACATCACATCAACCAGCATTCAGGGGCAGGCGCACGATGGCATGGATTCGATACCTGCTACCGGCACATGGAATTTGCAAAAAGGCGAGCGCGTAACGACTCAGAAAACGTCTGCGAAGCTCGACCGCACACTATCTGACGTGCAGAGCAATATGCGTGAGGGTGGCGGGTCATCGCAAAACATCCGTATCGTAAACTCCTATGACAGCGACGAAATGGTAGGCGGCTACATGGGCAGCAAGGCGGGAGAAAAAGCCATCTTGAACATCATGCGCAAGAATCGGCGCACTATACAAGCGCTGACTGTATGACTGCAGTCGTCTGGCCATTCCCGCCACGCGAGGAGATGATAGAGGAGCTGCAATTCTCCACGGATGTCATGCGGGCAAAAGCGGGGGAGCAGCGTATATCTATGCGCACGTCTCCGCGCCGCACGTTCCAGCTCGCGCACTCATTCACTGACCTTAAATACTCACATGCCCGTTCGCTTATTCGTGATGCGCAGGGTGCTGACGGCTTTCTGGTGCCGGACTGGGGGCAACTTGTAACACTAGGGGCAGTATCTGCAGGCAGTTCTGTGGCGGTTACTGTCGACGTTTCAATAATTCATGCGCCTGTGCTTTTCGGGCATTTTTTGATGCTGCTGTGGGAGTCTCCCAGCAAGTTTGAGATTGTGCTTTTGACGTTTGCGGGCACCAGTCTCGCTGTGGTAGCTGGCAGCTATACTCATGCCAGATTAATGCCGCTGTGGGGCGCAAAAGCTCCTGAATCGTTGAGTAATAACCGTAGTGCGGGGCGGATAAATGACGCCAGCATAGCGATGGAGGTAGATAGTAGCGATGACCTATCAGCAACACCGCCGGGAGCCACTTATCGCAGCCTCGATGTGCTAGATGAGTGCCCTGTAGTTGGGGGCGGGTCTTTTGACGAATCTATCGCGTGGACTGTCAGTGCATTTGGGACGAGCAGCAGCATTGCGCACTACATCCGCAACCGCACTATCCCAGACATGACTTACGCGATGCGCTGGCAATTATTCACCCGCACCGATCAATTTGCGCTTAAGCAGTGGCTACATTATCGACGTGGCAGGCAGAAGGCGTTTTGGATGAGTTCTCGCGGCAAGGATTTAGAGCCATCGGCAACAGCATCAGGAACTACGGTAAAGGTGTTTGCGTTTTTCGGGTTGACGGGACTGGGCCGCAATGATCCGTTTGACATCGAAATCAAGACGGCGACAACCAGCTACTACCGTCTCGTCACATCAATTACAGCCGGTACGCTCACAGACGGCAGAGCCACTATCAACATGACGCTAGGCACAACGCTTGGCGTATCGCTCACCACGGCGCAAATAGAGCGCATCAGCTACCTGCGATGTACCAGGCTCAACAGCGATAGGGTGGAGCTTCTGCACTCTGCGGGGGCGGGCATGTCAGTGCAAGTTCCACTGATTGAGATCCCCACACCGTGAGCTATAACGCGCAAGAGCAAAGCAATCAGGACGGCAGACCAAAATATAGAGTGCTTTTTGCTGTCGGATTAACCGAATATAGCTACTCAAATGATGAAAAAATTGTCGCTGATTCGAGCTATACCTGGACGCCTGCAGCGATAGGATTTAGTGAGTTCAGCCAGACAAACGAGATGGCTAAAGATCCGCTCAGAATTACCTTGCCCCGCGACAATCCTTTCGCGGCGCTATTTCTCGGTGGCGTCCCGGAGCAGGTGGCAAGCGTTACCGTTTTTCGCCTGCATACGAACGATGCTGCAGAAGAATTTAGATTCTACTGGAAAGGCCGAGTTGCTGGCTCATCAAGCGATGCAGAGGCGGTAAAACTGGACTGCGAGAATGTATTTACGTCACTGCGAAGACCCGGCTTGCGCGAGAAATACCAGACAGGTTGCAGGCATGTGCTTTACGGTCGCGGCTGTGGTTTAGATAAAGATGATTTTGCGGTAGCAGCAACCGCCTCAGCGGCTAGCGGTGTTGGCGTCACTGTCAGTTACTCAGACTCAAACGCGACAATCAACTATTTTAGGGGCGGCATGATCAAAACCTCAGACGGTTTTTACCGCGACATAATTGAACACGGCGATACCGCCATTACGTTGTTAAGCTCCTTGCCTTCCTTGATCGCTGCTATTACTGCAAGCGGCCCGCAATCTGTAACGCTCTATCCTGGCTGTGCACACGATTTAGTAACCTGTAAAAACCGATTTAATAACATCGAAAACTACGGCGGATGCCCGTGGATACCTAATAAAAACCCGTTTGGTAACGATGTAACCGGGAGCATTGTCTAATGTGGGTTTTTTTCGCCGCTTTTGTAATTGGCCTTGCAGCCAGCTATGCGTTTGCGCCTAAGCCACAATCACAGCCATCACCAACAATGGACGACATACAGGTGCCCACTGCTGAGGTAGGCAAAGATATCCCCGTACTATTTGGATGCCGTGAGATGCGTGGACCCAATGTGCTGTGGTATGGCGATCTGCGAACGATTCCAATCAAGTCAGAAGGCGGTAAAAAATGATTATTAAAATGCGTGATCTGCGTGCTGCTGGCGTTTGCCCGAAGGCCCGAGAGTGGGCTCATAAAAACGGTTTTGACTGGCGCGACTTTGTGAAAAACGGCATTGACGCAGAAAAATTGATAGCAGTCGGTGATGCGCAGGCGCTGAGAGTGGTTGAGGTGGCGCGTGGGTAAAAAAGTAACGGTAGGCTATAAATACCTTCTGGGGCTGCACCTCGGTCTGTGGAAAGGGCCGATAGATAGCATAAAAAAAATCAGCGTTGATGGCCGCACGGCATGGACAGGCAACAACATCGGCGATGTCCCGATTGAGCTACCCTTTGGCGCGATTGAATTATTTGGCGGTGACGAACGGGAAGGCGGTGTTAGCGGAAAAATTGATATTGATATGGGATTCCCATCTCAAGCCGTAAATGACTACCTAGACGCTCAAATTTCTGGGGATATTCCAGCATATCGGGGAATGACATCTGCAGTTTTTCGTCAGGTTTATACGGGGAACAATCCGTATCTAAAGCCGTGGGCTTTTGTTGGTGAGAGGATACATACGCGGCAAAATGGTATTCCTCAGTGGTACGACGAGAAGGCAGAAATACCGAGTGTTAACTCGTATGCTGACATCGCTCAAGGGGATTACTTTGTAAATTGCCGGACACCTGATTTAGAGTATTACGATAATGTAAATTATAATTTTTTGGGTAATGCCAACAGGGAAAGCGTTAATGCGGCGCTTTTAGGGGCAACGTATGAAAATGTCAATGCTCCCAATCCAATTAGCATAACCGGAGCAAACACTAGTGACCTTTTCGTTGTCAGAAAGACAGTTGTAGCTGAGGATAATGTAGAGGCGCGGGCTTACGTTATGGGGAGTTTTCCCGTTAACCCAGACGTTGGGGTATACCCAGTAGAGGCGGTTACAAACCGTTTCGCAGTCACAACGCCAAACAATGTTAGCAGTCTTTACTGGCCTGATACTTTCACGACAACCCTTGCTGCATACAACTATGCGATTAACCAACCCGATGTATATTTAACAGGACACACCGGGTACAGGCTATGGACTGTTGACACAATTGACGTTGGCGGCGGTTTATCTGGAGGCCGAACGGGTGAGGGCCGATGGGCTATCCACATATATAAAGCAGACATAGAAAGCAGTACTTGCTATACCCCGTTTGACTGCAGCGACATGAACCCAGCGCACATTATACGCGAGTGCTTAACTGATCCCGACTGGGGCATGGGGTACAGTGATTCAGATATTGACGATACAGCATTCC